TTATGGGATAACATCCGTAAGAGAAAAGGTTCTGGTAAGAAGCCTACGAAGGCTATGTTGGAGCAGGAAAAGAAGATCAAGCGTGAAGGTTAGTCGTTCAGCTAAATATTACCAGGACAATCCAGAAGCTCGTAAGAAGAAGGGACAGTACGATAAGAAGTACCATTCTAGTATTGCGAGGAGGTTGTATCGTGCATTCTTGAATAGGAAGAACAGGGAGGCAGGTACGTATGGTAATGGTGACGGTAAGGACTACGATCATGACGAGGCGAGGATGATCTCTGAGAGAAGAAACAGAAGTAAGAAATGAAAGCTAAGAAGAAAGGCAAGGTAAAGGTAGATGCTCCGAAGGGGTACCACTGGATGACTGAGCGAGGCAGGTATTACTTGATGCCGCATGAGGGGGATTTTGTTCCACATGAGGGTGCAAGTTTATCTGTAGATTTTAGGGTAAAAAGCAAGCACAGTAAATAAAACTGTTTTATATTTGCAGTCTAGATCACTAGAAGGTGGTTCTGGTTTGGTTATAGGGAGGCACTTGATTGTTGTCCTCCCTTTTTTTATTTCAAAAAGTTTTGTAGCTTGAGGTTATTAATCAAACAGTTACATTATGAAACTTTCTAGAGTCGGGTTGATCAAGAACCTAATTAAGATCTACAAAGCTGAGGAGCAAAGTCCAGAGGCATTACATAGCTACCTGTTGACGCAGGGAGTTAGGATTCAGTGGGAGGCACTTATGAGACGTTGGAAGAGGGTATAGCTTCTGTTCCGTCACACATTCTGTAGAACCTTGATACGTACATGCGTCCTTTCTGTGTGAGTCCCCAACGTACACGGTAGTTGTATTTGGTCTCATCACGGAAGAGGTGGTCCTCACGTGTATCGCTAGGCGTAAGCTTATTAAAGTGTTTGTATATAAGGTCAGCTCTTCTTAGCTGTGGGAAGTTCCTGCGCACAAAACCGTCTTGGTTTCGTTTAAACTTTTCTGCTATGTGCTTTACGGTGAAGAACTCCAGTGTGTACATGTAGCACATCATCTGCATGTTGTTAGGGCTAAGGTTGAGCACTTCATCAAAGTATCGTAGTGCTAGGTATATATTCTCCATCCCCTCATGGTTGATGTAGCGAGGCTTGATCTTTGAGTATTCACGGAACATACGTGACTTACCCACCTTTGATTTTGGCATAGATTAAATTGTGTATTTTTGTAGTATACAAATTTACGCATTCATGGCAACACTTACAGGCAATAAAGTAAAGGACAGCTACCAATCATTGTTGAAATTATCTTCAGGTGGTGCAACGACAACACTAAAGACTGTTGAAGATGGTTTTGGTGTATCTACCGCATTGAAGGTGAGCACAGATACTGTAGAGGTAAACAGTTTAAAGATCACTACAACACCAACGGTCTCTTCTTCGGAGAACACTGTTATGGTGTATGACGATGCTACGAATGAAGTAAAGGTGCGTGAGCTGAATACGTCAGCATTCCAGAATATTAACTCTTTCTCAAATATTGCTGTCTCTGGTCAGAATACTGTTGTTGCAGATTCAGGTACGGATACGCTAACGTTGGTAGCAGGGTCAGGTATGACCATCACTACTAATGAGACTACAGACACAGTTACATTTGGTACTGTTGCAGCTACAAGCACTATTGAGGAAACCTTCATTGCACGTACTGGCGTTGATATCCCTCTGATTAGCACGTATCAGAATATTGTAATTCCTGTCGCTGATAACGTTAGTGGTAGTTACCATCTTGGTAACACTCCACAAAAGCTTACCAGAGATGCGTTGGAAGGTGCATACATTGAGAACACCTCAGGAAATGCTATGATCTTATATGTAGATTGTAGTGTCGCTGTTGAGACTACATCTTCAAACCAGGATGTTTACTTGAAGCTCCAGAAATGGACAGGCTCAAGCTGGATTGATATTGGTGAGTTCTACGATCAGGTTCCTCATAACACAGGGATATCAGCACGAGCTGCACTATCTTTCTGGGGAATGTTCAATGTGAATGCAGGTCAGCGTCTACAAGTGCTCGTTAAAGGTGGTACATCCGCTAAGGTTAAGGCTGGATCTTTATTCAGCTTTACTGTAAAAACAATAGGAGATATCGTATAATCATGGCAGACTATCAACACGAAGGGGAGTTTATTAATGAGTTCTCACGTGCTGTTCTGCAGGTATACAAAGACTTACTTGAGAAGTACAGCATAGAGGATGATGACGCTGTTTTCTCATTAGCCACTGGTGTGTACACCATGGGGGATAACGGCAATACCAACCTTGTATCGTCAATGTTGACTACAGCGTTGGACCCAGAAGAATTAAACACGGTTCTTGAAGCGTCTATAGAGATCTATATGGATCACACAGAAGATGTGGAAGAAGAGCCAAAACAAGGCACCATTGAATGGTGGATAAAACACTTCGGAGGTAGCGAAGATTTAAATTAAAAAAGAATGAACTTAATTAGAAAAATAATCGTGGGGCAAAACCCCAAGGATGCCATGGCTTACTATGTAGGCATGAAAGTTGGCGGTGCTGTTATAGATGCTATAGTATTTGATCAAGAGGGAGCTGTGCGCTTCAACATACGTAGGTACCGTATCTACATCAATGATCCTGAAGATGGCACTATGATCTGGAAAGATATAGAAGGCATGCCAACGGTGGTTGAGTACGACTGCCGATTCAAGTAACACTACACTAAATTTAATTCAATATGAAAAGTGCAAATGCGTTTATTATACGCTTGCCTGAGAAGTTTAAATCAGAACTTCAAATGGGAGACTCTAAGTTACTGTTAATCAACAAGTTTCGTGAGTTTGAAAATCGCCACATGGAAGCTGAGATTGTTGCACTACCTATCCTGCATGATACAGGAGCTAAGGTGGGTGACACGCTGTACTTCCATCACCACGTTGTGCTCAATGCACACTTTGATATCGGTGACGATCTTTACTTAGTACCGTTCCATCCAATGGGTGGGCGCAATAACTTGGCTAATGCTTACAAGAACGAGGACGGTATACAGGTCCTAGCGGAGTGGGTATTCGTAGATCCTATGGATCCGACTAAGAAGATTGAAAGCGATGTACTTGAAATTGTACAAGATGATGTACAAAATGACCGTGGTAAGATCAAGTACCGTTCCGATGCGTTGGAAGAGATGGACCTGCACCCAGGAGACGTTGTCTACTTTAGTAAAAACAGCGACTACGAGATGGAGGTTGATGGTGAGACTGTTTGGAGAATGATGACAAGCGACTTGATGTATGCCGAGACCAAAAAGTAAATCACAGTTTAGTACTCTTGATGCAGCGCAGCGTCTGATGCTCTCTATGGAGGTGGCAATCAATAATATGATTGAGGAGATCAAGAAACCTGTAGACAAGGAACTCAACGGTTCAGGTCGTAAGGCGGAACTCCAATCCATAAAGCAGACAGCAACAGATGCTCGTGAGCTACTGCAAGACTATCAACGATTGGAAGTAATGATCAAGGAACTGAAAGAGACTGGTGGTGTATCTGAGGATACCGACTTCTCTGGAGGATTCGCTGAACGCTTTAGCAAATAACTACCATGGCTGGATTAAAGATGATAGAAGGGTATACTGCTGAGGTAATCAACATATGCCCACACGATACGTCAGGTGATATTATAGAAATATCAGACCTACATATCCAGCTCCCCAACGTACCCAATACTAAGGATATACTGTTCCATGAGCTACCGAAGGAAGACCAACGCTGGAGACGCATAGACCCTCCAAAGGAGCTGCTGCGTGTACGGTCCATGGACGAGTGGGCAGAGAAACCTAAGGAGTTTAGACAGCGGTACAGCCCATACATTGAGGAGGAATTCCGCAGACGCAGGGAAGGACTATGGTTCATGAACAATGGTACTCCTACCTACATTACTGGTAGGCACTACATGCTGCTCCAGTGGTCCAAGATGGACATTGGATACCCCAGCTACTTAGAGTTTCAGCGTAGGCTATACTTACACTTTGCTGCATGTGAGATGGACCCTAGATCACTAGGTCAGGTGTTCACCAAGTGTAGACGTTCTGGATACACCAATATATCGGCATCCATACTTGCAGACGAAGGCACACAGGTAAAAGAGAAACTGTTGGGTATACAGTCTAAGACTGGTAAGGATGCGCAGGAAAACATATTTATGAAGAAGCTAGTTCCCATGTTTAAGAGCTATCCATTCTTCTTTAAGCCTATACAAGATGGTACTACTAACCCAAGAATGGAGCTTGCATTTCGTGAGCCTTCTAAAAGAATTACTAAGAACAACAAGACATCGTCTGTTGGTGAAGCCCTTGATACGATCATCAATTGGAAGAACACTACCAATAACGCCTACGATGGGGAGAAGCTCCACATGCTGTATCTTGATGAGGCAGGGAAGTGGGAGAAGCCTACTGATATACGAGAGGCATGGCGTATTGAGCGTACCTGTCTTATTGTGGGTAGACGTATTGTAGGAAAATGCTTGATGGGATCCACTGTTAATCCTCTTGATAAAGGAGGAAAGGAGTTTAGAGATTTGTACTACAACAGCGATCCTGGAGAACGAAACCAAAACGGTAGGACCAAGTCTGGACTATATAAGATATTCATACCTGCATATGAAGCGTTGGAAGGATTCTTTGATAAGTACGGAAACCCTATCGTTGAAGATCCTAAAGAAAAGGTAGAAACCATTGACGGTGACTTTGTAAGTATCGGTGCTAAGACCTACCTACAGAATGAACGCAAGGCACTCATGTCTGATGCGTATGAATTGAACGAGGTTATCCGTCAGTTCCCCTTTACGGAGGATGAAGCATTCCG